GCATGGTTTGTGTCGCAATGGAAGAATACGCTGCCCAGTTCCAGCCCCAGGGGATGAGTGCGGAGCAGGTGGAGGCAGATGGATGGATAAGCGTGGAGGAAAGGCTGCCTGCTGAAAAAGATGCAGACGAAAATGGGAAGGTATTAATTTACCGAAACATGAACGAAGCCAGGGTAAATACCAAACTTTAAAAAAATAACAAAAGCGTATTAAATACGTTATTTATTTGTAATATTGTATCACATTCTTTATTGCATAATAGCAATCAGAAGGTAAATATGATTAAATCACAAAAACTTATTCATTTAAGCCTGTAGCTATTGCTATGGGCTTTTTGCATTATGGCAAAGGTTCATTCACCACAAATAAATGCACGTATTCAGGCTATAGCTAAAGACTTAGCAAGTGGGAAAGATCGTGCATATATTTTGGGTAAATATGGGAAGAAGTGGGGAATTTCCCGTACTTCAATTGATAGATACATAGAAAAGGCAAAGGTAGAAGCTAAAAATCTTACAGAAATAGCCCAGAATGCAACTGCGCAGGCAGTGGCGGACACTTCCAAGGAATCTATCATAAACGGCGTTAAGACTAAGAATGAACGTATCATAATCTTGCAGAATGAAATTGAAAAAAGTATCGAAGATCTTTACCCTGATTTGAAAGCGAAAGGTAGGAAGAAAAAATTGACAGTATTTGAAAAGGTAGCGCTTAGAAAAGTAATCAAAGACCTTCAATCTGAAATAAGCAAGATAGAAGGTGATTATGCTGAAACTTCAATAAAATTGAAGGGAGACAAGGATAATCCATTGCTGCCCAAACAGTTCTTTGTAATAAACGGGAAGAAAATTGAGTTTTAATGGAAGCGGCCGCTCCAAAGGAAGATATATTATTTGAGCCATTCCCTAAGCAGGATGAATTTATAAGTGCTTGCCTGAGTGGAGAATTTGATTTTGTTTGTTATGGAGGAGCTATCAGGGGCGGAAAGACAATTGCATTGGTTGCTTTGTTTATATTTCTGTCACGAATATTCCCAGGCTCCAGGTGGGCTATTGTAAGAAAGGATCTCCCGGTCATAAAAAGAAATCTTTATCCATCCTGGGAGAAAATAAAGCCGGCGTCATTTATTAAAAAACATGATCACGAATTACACACGGTCACTTTTAATAATGGATCTCAATTGATATTTTTCCCTGAATCATATGAAACCGATAAAGAGCAGGACCGTTGGAGAGGATTGGAGGTGAATGGGATTGGTTTTGAAGAAATTACCGAATGCAAACAACAGAGCCTTGGTAAGGCATTTGAAAGAGCTGGTAGTTATATAATCAAAGGATTAAAGACACAACCTAAGCCGTTGGTAGTTGCTACTTGCAACCCTACGCAGGGATGGTTTAAGGATTTGGTGTACACGCCATGGGTAAAAGGAGAACTCAAACCAAACTGGCATTACATACAATCTAGGATATATGACAACATCCCGCTATTGGAACAGCAGCCTAATTATTTGCCGTCTTTAAAGGCAAATATGAATCATTATGAGTACGAGGTTTTTGTTGAGGGGAATTGGGATGTACAGCTGAAGACAGGCGGGGAGTTCTTGCGAGCGTTTGAGTTGTCATTGCACGTTAGGCCTACGGAATACACAAAGGATATTCCGGTTTGCGTGTCAATTGATAGCAATGTGTACCCTTACATAGCTGTAACATGCTGGCAATTGATACAAAGAGGTAAGGGGTGGCTGATAAGGCTTATTGAAGAATTGCCAGCTAGTGATCCCGAGAACACTGCAAGCATGGCCGGGAAAAAAATAGCATCCTGGTTAAGATCAGTCGGTTCAAAAGAAAAAGTTTATCTGTATGGGGATTATTCAACCAAAGCCAATAACAATATAGATGACAATAAGAGAAGTTTCTTTAAGATCGTTCAGGAGAATATTTCAAATGCGGGTTTTAGGACGGATGATAAACTTTTGCCGCATGTCTCAGTTTCATCAATCGGGGATTTTATAAATGCGATTTTTAAAGGAGAGGTACCCGGGATTGATATAGAAATCGGGGAGCATTGTAAGAAAACGATTAATGATTTTATTGAAACAAAGACAGCAAAAGATGGAAGCATTTTGAAGAAGCTCACAACAGCTACCGCAACAATGCCAGCTTATCAGTTGAACGGTCACCTTGTAGATACTTTTAAAGATTTCATTGCCCAGGCTTTTAAAGATGAATACAATACTTTTTTAAATAGTAAAAAATCAATCCTTGAATCACAAATTGGATTTTTCAGGTAACATGACATATTCAAAAAGTACATTGGCTAAGATTGGGAAAGAGGTTGTTTCAAAGCATCCTCAAATTGCATCCTCCATCCTGCAGCAAATAAGTACTACAAAGCCAGTACGGTTTGATTTGGCCGAGATACCTGGCTTGTTTAAAGAATATTGCTCAATTGTAAATATCGATCCTGAAAGCTTAAAAGGTCCTGTTTTTAAATCATCAATTAATGAAGACAGGAAGGTTTTTATATCTGTCATTATTTGTATGTATGGTGAGGTTTGGGGTCTTAAAAAAGCAATATCTGATACAATCAACATATTTCCTCAAAATATAGGTACCATGACAGATGAGATAAAATTTCGTTATGCGAAGGATATGTCTTTCACAGAAAAAGTAAACAGTATTTTAATAAAAATAATTACATCACCTGACGGTAAACCACAAATAACATCATGACCACAGAAGAAGTTATAAAATACATTTCAACTGGAGAGGTTGATAAATTAAAATCATTTTTAGATACGAGCAAAATCGCTTATTTTATCACAGACGCTTTGAATAATGCCGGAGCCCTGGAATCTGATTCATCATACAGTAAAAACGATTTGAAGCAGTATAATCCAAAGCTTCACGACATCCACAATAAATCTGTCCGGCCTGACAAAGTGATAAAAGGCGATAACGGGGAAATTGAAAAGATTGTTACCGTTTCACGATTAAGTATCCCGCAACAAAAGGATATTGTTTTGAAGGCAGCTGCATTCCTGGGAAGCCCTAAGTTTGTTTCTTCACCAAAAGAAGGAATAGAAACAGATATGGTTGCTATTGTAGACTCTGTATTTGAGGATAATAAGTTGAATTATAAATTCAAGGATATAGCCAAAACAACCATGAGCGAAAGAGAGTGTGCAGAGTTGTGGTATACTCAACCCGCTGAACCTGAATACTGGGAAGGTACACCCATGTCCCCGGAGGCAAAAAGAAAATTAAGGGTACGTTTGTTATCTCCATCCAGGGGGGATACCTGTTATCCTGTATTTGATAATAGTGGGGATATGACAGCATTCGGGAGAATGTACGAATCAACTATCCTGGTTGATGATAAGCAGGAAAAATACACACACTTTGAAGTTTATACAAAAGACTCATTTTATTTCATGCGCAAAAAAACAGGCGATTCGACCTGGCAATTTCAGAATGCAAATGATGATACAGAAATTGCGAATACCTACACAGATTCAGTTGTTGCCATTCCCAATTCAATAAAAAAGATCCCTGTTATTTATTATTCTCAACCTGCCACAGAGTGGTATGATGTGCAGGAAATGATTGAACGCCTGGAAAAGAAAACCAGTAACCACGCAGATACAAATGATTATTACGACAGCCCAATTGTAAAAGCCAAAGGCAAAGTCGAAGGGTTTTCAAGCAAAGGGGAGTCTGGCAAAGTTCTGCAGATGGAGCAAGGCGCTGATGTTGAATACTTAACTTATGACAGCCTGCCGGAATCAATGAAAATGGAAATGGATAACCTTTTGAAATTTATACATACATACACCCACACGCCGGATATTAGTTTTGATAATGTTAAGGGGCTGGGCCAACCATCTGGTTTTTCTTTAAAAATGCTTTTTATGGATGCGCATTTAAAGGCATCTGATAAAGAGGAGTTGTTTGGCGAAGGCGTACAGCGTAGGATAAATTATATCAAATCAGCCATTGCGGTTATCAATCAAAAATTCAAAGCTGCTACCAGGGTTACAATAAGGCCAAAATTTGAATACTTCTTACCAAAGGATGTAGATGGAGAGGTTTCAACACTTGTTAAAGCTGTGGGAGCCGGAATACTTTCTGTTGAAACCGCTGTTAAATTAAACCCGTTGGTTGAAGACGCTGCAAATGAAATGAAATTGATAAAGGCTGAAAAAGACAGTAAACCAACAGGCAACCCTCCTATTTAAAATTATTGTATGAACAAAATAAAATCTATATTAAACTGGCTTTTGCTCTTTCTACGAATCAGAAAGAATAAACCACGTGGCGTTATTATAAACATCAAAGGCGCAGTCACCAATGAATTACGTGAATCAGTTACTGAGAGGCTTACAAGCGATAATCAGGCTGTACAAAAGTTTCTTTGTTCATACAATATACCCGATGATAAGGTTGAAGCATTGACAAAGTATGTTGCCAATTTAAGAAAATCATACCCGGATATGAAAAATGATCGGGTATTTAGAAAAGCAGCGGAATATTTTAGGTTTGAAAAAATTAAGTTAGTGTAGTTTAATTTATTACAATCGTTAAACTAATAATCTTTCGTTTTATATCCTTCATAACAGTGATTACGTTTACATCACTAATTAAAAAGCTCTTACAAAAAATGAAGGACAAAATCTTAGCGGCTATCAAAGCTAAGTTTCCAAAGGTCAACCTTTCAAAAACAAGATTGAACGCAATTGCGGCCAAAATTGAAACAAAGGTTATCGATGACGAAACCAAAATAGACGCAGCAATTGACGAGTATAACGACTTCAATCCACTTTCTGAGATCGCTAAAACCGATGATAAGATAAGGAACCTCGAAGCAAAAAAAGATACTTCGGCTCCCGCCAAAAAAGACGAACCGGCTACCGAAGATGTAGAATTACCTGATGACACTCCGGCCTGGGCAAAAGCGCTAATTGCTTCACAAAAAGCAACAGCGGATAAACTTGCCGCACTTGAAGGAGATAAAGCCAAAGGCACAGTACGTGCTGAGGCTGATAAGTTACTAAAGGATATTCCTGCTTCTTATTGGGGTAAAAGGGCATTACCTGAAAAAGTTGAAGACCTGGAAGCTTTCGTTGAGGAAGTAAAAACAGATTACACAACATTCGCTCAGGAAATGGCCGACAAAGGTTTATCAATTGTTCCTTCACCAGGTGGTGGAAGTGGTCCAACGAAAGTTGAAAAGATAGACCCTGCAGTTCAGCAGTTTATCGAAAAGAACACTCCCGCAAAGGCGTAAAAGCTATTACATAATTCTCACATTTTAAATCTTATTACCATGGGAATGGGAATGACACGCACAGTTGGAGCCAGCTCAATACCTGTATGGCAGGGACTTGATAAAGATATTCAGCTTGCACAAGGCGGCTTTTTGCTTACTGACCCGGGTTTGCCGGCAGATACAGTTATACCAGCGGGCACACCAATGGTGTTTAACGAGTCTACGAGAGTGGCCTCTATTATGGCTTCCGGTGTTGCTCAGGCTGACGCTGCATCGAATGCAACAACTTACCCAGTTTTAAAGGGACACACCTTTAAAGTGGGTGATTACCTGGCTACAGGTGCCGCAGGTGGCAAAGCATACGCTATCACCGCAATCGATCGTACTTCATCTACTGTTTACGACACGTTTACAGTGGGTACTACAATTGGTGCAGTTACAGCAGGAGATTTGCTTTATGCATCAACTGCAACAGGTGCCACAGCCAGCGCTTATCCTGTAATCAACGGGCTGCTTTATGCCGATACTGTTTCAGGTACCGGCACAGATGTATCTGTTGTGATCAGGGGTACAGTATACGCACGCAGGGTGCCATACAATGCAACAATTGCGGCTGCTTTAACCAAAATAATTTATTCACAATCAAAATAAATTATCCCGGTTAAATCAGGAAAATTTTAATAACAGTTTAAACAATTTATACCATGATTGTTCCATCGTATTTCGCAAACCTTGCCGCCAGCCAAAATCTACAGGCTTTAATTGATGCTTCTGCAGCAAATTTGGAGCAGCAGTCTATATGGCGCAATTGGTTAACCCCTGGCATACCACAAATGTCATTAACCTTTGAATCTGCAATCGGACGTGAAAGGATCGCAGCTGCAGCCTCTATCGTTGATAGCGATGCTCCGGCCCCATTAAGAAGCCGTAATAAGATCGAAAGATATACCGGTAAGATCCCGGCGATCAAAGAAAAGTTCCGCATGAACCAGGATGATATGCGTTCACTGGAAGTATTAAAAGCCTTGCCTTTGGGCGGTAATAATAACAACGTGCTTGTTGATTTCCTGAATAAGGATATGAACGAAGCTGCTGTTTCAGGTGATAAAAGAGTTGACTTTATGCTGTTACAGGCCATTTCAACTTTGACCATTGATGTTACCACTACCAATAACCCTGATGGTGCCGCTTATGGTACAATTGATCTGTTACCACAGGCATATCAATTGCAAGGTGTTCCAACAGTATGGACCGATGTTGCATCAACCCCAATTGATGATATTGAAAACTTCATTACCATTAACCGCGATACCCGTGGCCGCGGATTTGGTAAAATTCTCATGTCAATGAGGTTATGGAATTATTTCAAAAAAACCACACAGGTTAAAAACTACCTGGCATCATTCTATAATACCGGTAAGGCAAACAGTGCATTTGCTGTGACATTGAACAACATCAATGAATACATGACAGCCAACAACTGGCCTGTTATCGAAATCGTTGAGCATAATACACACATTGAAGTTGACGGCTTGCCAACATTTGTACGCGGCTTCAATGATAACAATTGTGTATTTGTTCCTGCTGGCAAACTGGGAACCTTATTCCAGGCAGTATCAATGGAAGACATTCACAGGGTTGCAGGTAAAAGCTATGCAAAGTTTGGGCCTACACTGGTTTCAAAATGGGCAGAATCAGATCCATTGGTTGAATTTACCGGTATGGAGATGAACGCATTCCCTGGTGTAAATATTGACAGCATTTTTGTTCTTAAAACAACAACCGTTCAGGCTTCATTCGTTTAAGGAAATGACAAATCAAGAACGCCTTGTATCACTTTTAGGGTTTGCGCCTTCTGATAATTCAGCAGAAGGCGCTCTCTTAGATGCAGGGATAGACAAGGAAGCTGATTATGTTCCAGCTAGCCTGGTAGCAATAAAAACTGCTGCAATTGGAATTATGGAACAGTTACTGACTTCTGCAGATACAGGAAGCGGGGTTGTTGGATGGACTGCAAAGTATGATCGTACAGCGGTGCTTGCCCGGATCAAATTATACAAATCAGAATTAGGGCTTTCAGATGAATCTCAACCGGTAATCAGAGGCTTAAAAGTATGGTAAGGAGGTTTTATATATGCGGTGGCAATAATGAGCATGATCCTGCCATTGATTCCGATACGATAACAGATCCATTCTTTGAAGGCAGAACAGTAACAGGGTTTTTTAAACAGGGAGACAGATACCTGGAACCGGTTGGTGAGTTTGAAATGCCAACGGCAACGAGTGTAAGGATTAAGACAGGGGCAAAGTTCAGCAACGGGGAAGTAATATCCCTTGAAGTGAGCCCTAAGAAAACGGGAGCCGTTTGCCCTGATCCTGATTCAGAAGGAGAAGTAGATGAATATTACTTTCCGGATATCATCAAATGTGTAGTTGCCAGGGTAAATAAGTTTTTCGAGGAAAGAGATGAAGACCCGTTTTCTGTTCACTACGATAGAGGCCTATATAACCAGGTTGGAAGCGATAAGCTAAAAGATAAAACAGGATTTCTCATGATTTGGCTTGTAATGGGAAGTTCTTTAGTTGAAGACGAGCCAAAAGACAGTTCTTATTCAAGCGATGTAACCTGCAGTGTGATCATAGCCACAACAACAAAGGCTAATTACACAATGACTGAAAGGGAGAATCTTAATTTCTTTCCAAGGCTATTGCCGGTTTACAGCAGGTTTATTCATGAATTAAAAAATGAGCCAAAGCTTGATAATCATAACCGGGTAGATCATAGTAAAAGGCTATTGCCATATTGGAGCGGTGGTGCACCTGCAGGACCAGGACAACCAAACCTTTGGACGCATTTTGCTGACTGCATTGAGATACCAAACATCAAACTAAAAAAAGAGCACGTTAAATACTGTACACCTTTTTCAAATTTTTAAAAAACTATTACCATGGCCAATATTTTGAATCTACCTAATTGCGGAGGCTCTACAAGCACATTCAATTCAGGTATTCCGCTTTGCGATTTCATTCGTAAAGAGCCAAAGATGCTTATCATGCTTGATAAAGGCGTTGAATTTGATTCGACAGACCTTGCAAGTGTTGCTGCTTTAGTTGCCGCAATTAAGACCGCTACAAGGGCAGCAAGGGGTTCAAGGGCATTCCCTATCAAAGACCTGACAAATTATGAAGACAAAAGCACTGAGGCTACAAAGGCGCAGATTGGCAATTTGTCTATCACTCAAATAACAATGCAGCAAGGGGTTCCTTCTTTTGCATTCCAACACAGAAAAGGTGAATTGTTCCACCAGCAATTATCCGCTGCTGAAAATGCAAACCTGAATTTAATGATTGTTGATTCTGCTTACCTGCTTTTGGGTACAAAAACATCAGGCGGAAATCTTACCGGTTTTACACTGAGTGAATTCCAGGCGGAACTTGCAAAATTTGCTACTGCAACAGATCCATCAAAATATCCGTTCAACGTTACACTGGAATCAATCACAGAGTATAAAGAGAACCTGGCACTGGTGCAGTTGGATAAAACAATTTTGGATATCAGCGGCCTTCGTGACGTTGATTTGAATACAGCCGGTGCTCCAATGGTACAGGCCGCAAATGTGGCTAAAATTACACCAATTGCCCGTGGCGGTAAAAACCTTGGTGTTTTATATCCAACGGAACTGGCGGTTGTAAGCGCATGGCCAACAGTTAACTCACAAACCGGCGCCGCAACAACAGTTTCATCTGTTTCATGGGATGCAACAAACCTTCGTTTCAATGTAACAATTGATTCAACTGAATATGCTGCAGCTGCCTCCGGAGATAAATGGACTACCAACCTGGATAACCCCGCTGATCTTAAATTGTTGGGTGTAGATGGATATGAATCACTGGGTCCAGTGACTATAACCAAACCTTGAACAGCAAGAATTTTTGACACAACATTTGACACAACATTTGAATAATTAAACATGGCAGTAAAAACAGATAGTCAGTTAGGTGTATTGGCCCAACAGGTTGCAGATGAAACAGCGCCGGGAGCAAACACAGCAGACAGGGTGGGAAATCTTTTTCAGGATTTTGTTGATAGTAAAGTTAACGTTGACGCTATTCCTAAAGTTTACGCTACCCGTTTAACACAATCAAGCACCGGCGATCCGACAGCAGCTACAGGATATAACTCAACAGGCGCAACGGCCACAATAATCAGGACAGGCACAGGTTATGGTAGGATTACTTTTAGTGGTGGGGTTATGACTTCAGGGAAGACAATAGTTAGTCTTTCAGGAACCGGAAGTGGTGGTTATAGCGATCCTAAATTATTCACACATCAGATATCCGCAGTAAACCAAATTAACCTGGGCGCATTCAGAGCCAGTGACCAAACTGCAGAAGATGGATGGGTGCTGGATATTATTATCACAATTTATCCATAATAATAAAATTTAATTATTTATGCCAAATACAAAATCAATCAACGTAAAAGTAAACGGGGTTTCATTCAATGCCTCGTTTTATGCAGACTGGAAAGAAGCTGATTTTATAAAAGATCAGTTTGGATCATTGCCTTCAAACATTGGAAGCGATGCAAACAAAAACGCTCTTTTAAAAGAAGCTTTTGCACAAATCAAAAAAGCAACCGGTAAGTAAATAATATCTGTAAAATTCAATTAAGGTAAAGCCTGCTGGTAATAGGCAGGCTTTCTTTGTAAGATATGGAAGATGTAACCATAGAAGAAATGATCGACAGGCTGAATGATTTCAGCATAGATGATTCAGTTGAAGAATCGCTGGAAAAGAGTACCGAGAAAATGAAAAGGCTGCAACAGGATCAGCTTCTACGTGGTGAAAGAGCGGACGGCGGTAAAATTGGACAGTATAAAAATGATGCTTATGCAGTCAAAAAGTACATACAAAACCCATTGGCAGGCTTTGGTAATATGGACTGGATTTTAACCGGCGCCCTCAAAAAAGAAGTATTTGTGCTTATAGGGAAGGATGATATTGAAATTGATTCATTGAACGAAAAAACAGACTCCCTCATAAAAAATAACGGTGATCCATTTGGCCTTACAGATGAAAATGAACAAAAATTAATAGACGAAGGCCTGGAAGATGATTTTGATAAAAACATTCAGGAAAAATTAAGCTTATGAATACAATAATATTTTCAATCTTATCGCTTGCGGCCGGGTTTATCCTTGGGGTGAAATGTACAGACAGGAAAAACAGGATTGATTCAGAAAAAAGTAACATCAAAAGGGTAATTGAGGCGAATATTTTTGAAAAAGCGGAATCATCAAACCTTAATTAAAATGGAAGGATGCATCAACTGTACTGGTGCCATAACACAACAAAAGGCAAATGATGAAAGAATTATCGCAATTGCCAGGGAAAGGGCAAGAGAAACAAATACAACCATCGGCCTCTTTAGAAACGAGTACGGGCAACTCTGTATTGCAACAGGCGGAGAACAATGCTTCGATTTTATTACACCGATCATGTGAAACAATAAGCCTGTATGCCTTCATAAAGGTTTACTGCAATGCAGACTTTTCATTCCTTATCATTTCCGGAGAACCATCAACAGAGCAGTTAATAGAGGCCTGGCAGGAGATCGTTTTTGAGTGGGCCACAATCGTTAAAAATCAGGATTCCTTATACATCGCTGAATTAAAGAAAAGAATAGGACTTCTTGAAGCAGAGATCATTTACATCGATTGCGCTATTCCAAGGCTTAAAGACCAGATAAAATACCGTGTTGTTGACCAGGAAATTATTCAGGAAATAAAAAGTATGGGTTACAGCCTACCGGCGCATCCAACATTTAAGCAGTTGGATATGGTTACATCTCTGGCAAAGACAAAGGTGTACGAGCATAGCGACCTAGTAGATGAGTATAACAGCCTGAGTAAAACAACCAGCGGACAGAAGCAAAGTGAGGATGATTTTATGATCACTGTTTCAGCGGTTGGTAAATTCATTGGCTACAGGATAAAGACAAAGGAAACAACCCCTTTTGAGTTCTCAGGTGATTTAAACCTGCTGCTTAAAAGTATTGATGAAAGTAAAAAGAATCAAAACTAATGGCAAAACGGAAAATAAATTCGATTATAGACCGGCAAGCCATTGAAACCGAACTGGCTTTCTTAAAAGAGGGTTTGACTGGTGTTAATGATCAACTGAAGGCTATTTCCAAACAAAAAATAAAGCTTGAAGGTGCTACCAGCATCCGTGAAATAAACAATGAAACAAAGGCACTAAATACTGAACTCGATAATTTAAAGAAAAAGAATATTGAATTATCCAATCAGCAAAAAGCATTTAACCTTGAAGTTGCAAAAGAAAAGGAAGCCAGGCGCCAGGCTGCACAGGAAAGAAAAGAGCAATTGGCTGCTGAGAAACAGGCTTCATTGGATGCAGTAAACCAACAAAGGGAGAAAAATGCGCTACTCCAGGATCAAAAGAGAAAAACAGATGAACTTGCACAGGCAGAAAGGAACAGGGCCGCAGCAGAAACGCAAAGGTTAGGTGTTCCGACTAATAACCAACGGGCGCAGCTATCGGGCAGAGGTTCCGGAAGCGGCATTTCTTCTTTTATACCATCCAATGACCTGGAGGCATCAATCTTAACTCAAACTAAGTTGCAGGCCGAACTTGATAAAACAACGGCCTCAAAAAAGCTTCTTATTTCAGAATACGGGAAAGGGAATATTGCTGAATCAGAATATCAATCACAGTTAATTAAAACCATTGCCCTTGAAAAAGAACTGCAGTTATCAGTAAAGGCAGCAGGTAAAGAAGTTGAAAACAATGCAAAGATTGCTTTTGCAGCTCCTTCTTCAATCGATGCGGCCAAAGCCAGGGTTTCTCAATTATCTGCTGAGCGTAACGCTATACCTACCGGTGAGCTTGCAACGCCAGAGGATATTGCAAATGTGAAATCGCTTAACGACCAGATCGACATTCAAAATAAGTTGATTGATGATAACAGCGATAAATTGACCAAACAAAAAATAAACATTGGTAATTATCCAAAAGCATTTACTGAGGCCTCAAATGTTGTAAAAAAAGAATTAAACGCAGTATCTCAGCAATTATCATCACCAGGCCTTTCCGGGAAACAGATTGAAGATTTAACAGCGAAGCAGGTAAGCTTATCAAATGCCATCACAATAACGGGAAAGGACTTTACAACTCAAACGGCATTATCAAAATCATACCAGCAGGCAGCCGCTGAAATTGGTCGCACATATGGCACCAATAGCGAAATTTTCCGCAAGTTTACCGGTCATGTTGCAGAAGGTGGGGCCCAGGTAGTACAATTGGATAAACAGGTAAAGACTGCTACTGTAGGAGGGAAGGGTTTAGGAGGTATATTCTCATCAATTGGTGCCAGCGCTGTTTCACTTGCAAGGATTCTGCCAGGCCTGGGCATTGCCGGCCTTATTGGCTTTGCAGTGGATCCTATTATAAAATGGGCAACTGCAATCAAAGAAGCAACGGGGGATGCTAAAATTTTACAGGATGTTATAAAAGACGGAGCAAAAGGAGCATCTGAACAGGTTGCTATTTTAGAAATACAGCGTAGTAAATTAACCGATATCACCAAAACAGAAAAGGAACGCCGGGAGATAGCGGAGCAGTACAATAAAACAGCGGCAGAAGGCAATAAAATAAGCCTGGAGGAACTTAGCAACATCACTGCTATAAATACCCAAATCGATAAGCAAATAGGCCTTATTGAAAAACAGGCACTGGCAAAGGCCGCACAGGCTCAGATTGCAAAATTCGCCGATGAAGCAATACAGGCAGAATTTGAATTGCAAAAAGCACTTCGCACAACAGGCTTAACAGAAGAGCAGGTAGCCAAATCCATTGCCAGCCGTCAAAAGGCTGCTGACAAAGCACTGGATACACAAAGGAAGTCATTGGACGGATTCAATAAACCATTGACAGCAATTGATAAAAACTACCAGGAACCTATCAGGCAGGTTGAATTGGTTGATAAAAAACTGGAAGGCTTACTGGTTAGAAAGAAAACTGCAGCTGCTGAATTAAACAGGGTTATTGCTTTATTAAAACCTGAGTTGGATGCGCCTATTGATAATGAAAAAAACAAAGCAAATTCTGCAAAACAAATAGCTGATTTGATAAAAGCGCAATCAACAGAATTCGATGTTTATAAACTTTCACAGCAAAGAAAAATAGACCTGCTTAATGAGCAGATAAATGATGAAAAAGTTTATTACACTGATAAACTGAACCTTTTAAAACAGTTTACAGCCGAAAGCCAGGAGTTGATCAACAGGCAGGAGCAGGAGGATATTAAAGCACGGGAAAATGAGACAAAACGCCAAATTGAAAACCTGAATAAAGATAAAGCCGGCAAAACATCTTCTCAGTTGGCAAGGATCAATGAAAATATTAAAATACTTGAAAAGAATCTTCAGGAAGATTTGATTTTAATCCGCAAAACCACAGAAGATAAAACCATAAAATTATTAAACAACACATTAAAGCAAAGAAAAAAAATTAATGATGATCAGCTTAAAGTTGAGCAGGATTTTGAGAAAGACAGGACTGATTCAGAATCCGCTGTTTTAGAAGGTATTGATGCTTTAAATAAAAAAAGGCTTGATAAGGAGATAAAATACCAGAAAGACTACAAAGAGCTTGTAAAAAAATATGCTACTGAAATTGCCGACGAAAGAATTGATACGGAGCAAAAATTAGCAAGCAGGATTGAAAGCATAACATTCAGTGCACTTGATAGCATTGATAAGCGCAAAATTGATATTCTTGACCGGGATTTAAAAAACCTTGATGCCCGTACACAGCGGCAAATAGATGGTATCAATCAAAGCGGCCTGGCGGAGGAAGAAAGGGCAAGGCTTATCGCTGACATTGAAAAAAACTCATTGTATCAAAAGCAGGTTATTGAGGAAAAGAAAGAAGCTATTGAAAAAAGAAGGGCTGAATTGGAGAAAAAAGGCGCATTGATATCACTGGCTCTTGAAACAGCGGCAACGGTATTTAATTTGAAGCGTAAAGCCGCTGAGGCTTACGCCAATGCCATGGCAAGTGAAAACCCTGCAATAAAAGCAACAGCACTTTCGTCAAGTGGGGCAATATTATCCAAAATACCGGGTGTACTTGCATCTGCAGCCCTTGCAGCAATTAAACTTTCATTTTTTAAGGAAGGTAAATCAAAGGAAAATAAATACGAAGGTTTTGCCGTGGTAGGTGATGGTGGCCGGTCTGAGATAATCCAAAGGAAAAGCGGATTGATAGAAAGAACACCCAGCGTTCCAACACTTACCCATGTTATGGCAGACGATATCATCCATAAAGATGAGAATGCATTTATACATGCTTTGCTGAATGCCGCAAACCCATTCAGACAAATTTCAATGCATAAGGCTGCAACGGTTAAACAAGGGGATAGGGATGTTCTCATTGGTATTGAACAGCAGTTAATAAAAGCAAACAGGAAGCAGCACCCGGGATGGAGAATTGAAAGAGGTATTGAAGCAACTCCTGAATGGAATTATCATTTTAAACAATAAAGCGTATTAAATACGTTTTAAACGATGCAAAAAGAATTATTATTTTTCCCACTTAATGA